ATTGCCATAGTCCAGTAGGAAGAAACCCTGGCCTGCGCCACTAGCACCCGTAACCGAACCCGAGTCCCACGTACCACCGATGAATGCCATGTTGCGAGCCGAATCACTGGCGTCGTTGTTGTCCTGTACGACGATAGCGAACCCGAGAATACTGTCGAACCGGGTATGTAGCGCAACGAAGTTCGTGCAACCACGTTGGAACACCATCGCGTGACGCTTGGCGTGATTGAAGTGGACGTTGTAGAACGCACCGGAATAGTCCATGCGATCAGTCAGAATCAGAATATCGTTGACCTTGTTCGTGTCGTGCTTGCCGTATAGTGCGATGTTCTCCATCCGACCACGCCAGTTACTTGCTGTGGCTTCTGTCTGGATTAGCGGCCCGCCGCCATCCGACCCGTTCCACGCTATACGCACCACGGGCTCAGACCCACTGGAGTTCATGCCCTCACCATTTGTCTTGACGCGCCATGTCAGTGTGGACGTTATCTGGTACGTACCGTACGGAAAGTAGACCGTCGAGGCGCGACCGTCTGGATCGTCATCTGCGGCGTTGAGCGCGTTCTGAACGGCAGTGGTAGAGTCCGAGGACCCAGTAGGATCGGCACCAAAGTCCCGCACTACGTCAATAGCTAGTGATGTATATAGGTCCTCGAATCCGGTCTTCCATGCAGATCCATTATAGGTACGCGTCTTATCGTCTGTATTATCGAAGTACGTACAGCCGGTCCACGGATTCGTTGGTGCCGTAGTTGCTACAGGAAGGGCTGTACGTGGCCCCATGATGTCAGTATCACCGTAGATGTAGCTCCGCATTGCTGCCGCACTCGGCGTATCAGCTATCGTATGCCCACCAAACGTAAACAGCGGGATTGTGTAGATTCCATCTGTAACGCCTGCACCCACGGCTGTCGCGGTATTGTCTATCAAGTACATACCCATCTGTGACCAGCCGAGGGTCAGGTATCGACCCGTTACCATCACGTAGTCTACCGTCTCGCTCATCTTGATAAACGCAGCAGGTGTCACGGTGGCCTCACCACCGATATGGATATTGTCGTAGCTCAGATAGACATTGGTACGGTTACCGTTCTCGCCGTAGTTATTGTTGTGACCAATCCCGATCAGTGCGCCCTCTGCGTTGCCTTCGCCCGTGTAGTACGGGTCAAGGTCAATATTTAGCTCGAAGTTGATGTTCGATAGTACCACATGAGCAGCAGGACTTGCGGCCGTGTTCTCGTAGTCGAACCGCATAAAGCCTTGGCCATTACCGCTAGAACCCTCCGCGCCGAACGCTGCCGTGATGTCCCTGTATACGTTTAGCGTGACACCCTCAGACTGCTGTGTAGATTCGTATATTACACACCACTCCAGCATCTCATCGAACCGTGTGGCGTTGTGCATATGGAAGTTAGTGGCACCACTATGGAAGATAATGCCGTTGTTCAGGCCGTGGAACTTGCACTCACGGATATAGGACGGCATGTCCATCTTGGCATTGAACTCAATAGCGTAGTCTGGTACGTTGCCAAGTGTTCGGAATTGCAGCCGCTCGAAGGTATTATAGCCCCACACACCTTCGTCCGACGTGGACATCATCGTGCCACCAGCAGCACCGTTCCAATTCAAGCGTGTGTAGTGGATCGTATTGGCATCGTGATAGTTGCCCTTCACGTGGACATGGTTCGGTATGTCCAGTGTGCTAGATATCTTATAGTTGCCATATGGTAGATTCACTACGGACGAGCCGTCACCTGTCATAGCATCAGCCGCATCGAGTGCATTCTGGATAGCTGTGGTTGCGTCAACGGACCCAGAGGGATCAGCCCCAAAGTCACGTACTACATCAACTTCCTGCGACAGATACAACTCGTCGAAGTTATCGTTGATCTTACCACCACCCGCTGGTAGGGTATCACCGGGGTCAATAATATCTATTACTTGTTTCGTCATTACTGTCTCCCGTAGAGGGGCCGAGCCGAAGCCCGACCCCTATTACCCTTATCCAGTGACTGTGATGTTCGGTGTGATCTTGTAAGTGTCATTCACGTTGATGTCATACGGGCCAGATCCGTCGATCTCAACGTATAGGAGTCGCTGCGTTGTGCCTACGGACGCGATGAAGTACCCGTAGACATCTGTATTATAGTCCGTGCCTGTGCAGGTAAAGGTCTGCTGCGCATAATCTGCCACACCAGCAGTCACGTTCCAACTAGCATCTGTTAGGGTTTTACGGGCATACCCACCTCCGGTAGGCTCAGTAATAGTTGCCTCCGTAATCGTATCAGCATCTGGTGTTGCATCAGTGAACAACCCCATCTCCATAGTCGCGGCACGATCAACGTGACCATCCAAATGTACGATCTGAGCGATTAGGTGCTCGCCCTCGTCTGGAACGAACCCAGCCATTGTAGTCCTCCTTCAAGTTATCCAGAAATCCTACGAAGTTGCTTTTTAGTAGTCACAACCCTAACACCCAGGGTAGGACCATCGTTCTCAAACTCTTGGGGCAGGAGCCTTGAGCGGACATAAGCCATACCCCTAGACAGCCATTCGCCCGCTCGCAGCTCCTCACCCAGATCCAACAGGGCGTGGTATGTAGAAAACTCTACAATCGCCCTGTCAAAGGTAGGGAGCAGAACTGTCTTATCACTGTTCGCACTCAGGGCAGTAGGCACCTTATTATACAGCAGGCGTAGGGTTAGTTCTTCCTCTGGCGTAGGTTGCAGCCTGAGAGTGTTCCCCTGCCTAGTCCAGTATTCGGGTGCCCCTACCTCAGTATGATCAAGAATACTCCAGAACTGCTCCTCGGAGATTTTGATCAGTGGGTTCTCTGCTGTATCATCCTTGATAGACCTCACCCATGAGGCATCAGTAGGCAGACTGATACTGTTGGTATCAGCTACCAAGGTCGCTGTTGATAGACCATGAAGCTCAAGAAAGTCAAACGCTCCAGTGAGGTCAAAATACCCATCGTTGACCCAGGCTTCCAGTTGACCTCTAGGAAGGTCCCTGTTGCCGAGATTAAAAGCCAGTCGGGATTTGAACCCCGCGAACGTTGTGTTTCCCATTATACTAAGTCCACATCAACAGGTCCGTTGCCTTCAACATAGATGATCTTGACCCTTCTAGGGCGGATGCCATTAAATAGGTAGAGAGGTTCAGATCCATCGAGGGTGACCTGACAACTGTCTGGGCCACAATCCAAGTTGATCTTGAACCAATCTTCTTTGGTCGTACCTGTTAGTTGAATCCCCTTGCAGTCCTCGCTACGGACCCAAGAGGATTCAGCCGGTGCGACACTCTGCAACAGTAGAGGCTTCATCTTGTGCAATCCTTGCACTAGTTAGGCGTTGGGGTTGTCGTAGTAAAGCACTACGAGAAACCCGTTAGCCGAGGAAGTAGCACTTCCGTTGTTGATCGTATCAGCAGCAGTAATGGTAAACTCGCTGGTTAGATCAGCAACACTATCGATACCGTCTGCACCACTCACTTGGTGAGCAAGTACAGAGATAAGTTTATCTCCAAGTGCGATACCAGTAATAGTTACATCACCAGCCGCCGCACCTGCAGCTACGAAAGTACGCATCCTGGGGTTAATCCCAGTCTCTTGCATTACTTCAGTTACAGGAGTCATATCTAATCCTCCTTAGGTCCCGGTGGAGCCATACCACGGCCGCCAATCCGGTGCGAGAACGCTGAACCGAGACTTCACGAAGAACATCATCACACCAGCCCTCTCGTCGAAGGTCTTACCAGTGCGAGGACGACGCCTCCAGAAGAACATCGGCCCTGCCTGCTGTCCAGGCTTGAAGGCATACCAAGAATCCGTATCAGTCAGATACTTGTATGTCTTCGGGACCATGCTAAACTCATCGCGTAGAATGTTCCGCTCGTTGTTAGCCGTAAACGGCTTGAACTCTGCGGACAAGATCTCGCGAACGATCCAGAAGTTGTTCGGATGGTGAACAACGTAGAACTGACCACTATCCATACTGAGCATCAGTCCCCTGTCGTCAGTCAGGAGCATATAGTGCTCAATAGCAGTCTGCAGCGCGGTCAGACTAATATCCGCGTTGCTTCCGTGCTGATTACTAATGTCGCTAATCCCAATACCTGGGTGAGCGGTATCAATCAGCGAGATACCATCGTAACTCAGCTGGGTCGTAAAGGCCAGGTTAAAGACACTAGCGGCCTTCTTCTCCTCAGCATCTCTGTGAGCGTCCGCCAGAAAGCGGCTACTCTTAGGCACGATCACCTTATACAGATCGTCCTCAACCATTTCTTCCGTAATCTCAAAGCCCAGGCCATACCCTCTATGGGACACCCTTGCGGTGCCAAGTGGGTAAGGCTTATCAAGAGCCAAATCTTGACCTTCAGGCTTCTCCGGCATAGTACCGAGTCCAGACGAGAACAGATAGTCCTCGTAAGCACGCTGACTCGTCTCAATCTTGAAGAATTGAGTGTACTGCGCCGGCAGATTCGGGTAGTGCTTGACGAAAGCCTTCTTCGCCCCGGGAGCAAGCCAGTTGCTCCAATCACCCCGAGCGACTGCCATTTCTCAATTCCTCCGATTAAACGTAAGTACCACCGAGTTCCGCCTTAGCGGCGATTACTTCAACTTCCCACAAGTTCCTAATGAGGTCGATACCAGTCACCACAACTAGGGTGTTGGTAGTCTCACCATCATCAATCGAGAAAGTTCCATCTGACTCCAGCAGGACTCCGTAGTCCACCCCTAGGTTTGTTGCAGCAGGAGCTGTATCGTCCGTCTCAGTCATAAGGAAAGTACGTCCTGGTCCAGCTATGGCAACCAAGACATAGTCAGTGTCAAACTGCCTTGTTCCACCTTGTCCAAAACTCGTGCCACCATCAGCAGGAGTCATGGCAACACCACTGCACAGAACTGCATCAGTAGCGCACTCAACCATCTCTCCGCTACTCAATACAACAAAGGCACCAGCGTCGAAAGTGGCAGCGGAAGCAACAGGAAACTCCATTATCATCCTGTTCTTGTTAGGAATTACTGCCCATCTCATTGTTTACTCCTTCTCAGGCATTATAAGAGAAACTTCTTCCTCTCTGTCCCTGATGTCTCCAGTAGGCCGTCCCCTATGGGGCCCAGCTGCGAGACCCTTCATACTCTCGTAATAAGCTTCACTAGAGCGTGTGGCCTCATGCTTGGCACGAGCAGCAACCTCAGCGTCCGCAAGGAGGCGGACGTCTTTTGGTACGGACATTAAGACTAGATCTCCGACCTGAATCTTGTTGCCTACCTTGCCATGAGGTAATTCGAACCCCTCATCAGTGGGATCCACGAGCGAGTAACCAGCAACCTCCCGACGCCAGATTTGGCTATGCTTCTGGTCATGCTCGGGAGAATAGACCCAGCGTAACTCCACATCTGGATGCGCTTCCTTCACCTTGTCTTCGATTGTAGTCATAAGCGAGGAGGTCTGTCCCCTCGACCTTGCCCGCACTTTAGGCGGGGCCTTCTTCTTGGTACTAGAGCTGCGAGTCGCCAAGAGGTACCTCCACTTCTATATCGTCGTCCATGTCACGCCACTCGGCGAATTCTGCATCAGTTTCAAAGCCCATCGCCCTGGCCACTTCCTGCTCAACGGTGGTGATTTTAACCTCAGCCTTCACAGGCTCAGGAGCCGAAGGAGGCTCATTGTGCACCGCAGCTGCGACAGCGGCTTTCTCAGCCTGCAGGGCTTCATTCCCCTTGGACATGAGGTATGCAGCGCGGACCGTATGATCCGTGACACGTTGGCCAGGATTCTGTGCCAGTATAGCTTGCACAGTATCACGGTGCTGCTCAAAGTCTGAAAACTCTCTCTCAACTCTAAGGACAGCAAGCTGAGACATATCCTGATCTATCTCCTCTGCGCGCTTGCCATACTTCTCTTCCATCTTCAACTCAATGGCCTTCTCAGGGTCATCGAAGATGAGGGTCTTGAAATCCACAGGTTCAGGTGCAGGCTCCACAGGCGCGGGCTCTGGTGCAACTACCGGAACGTTCTGAGCGGCCTCAAGCTGCGTCCTTAGGGCCTCAACCTCAGTATTCCTCGCATCCAGAACCGTAGCAGCAGAGGACCACAAACTGGTGATCTCCGTCTGACTCTTACCCTTCCACTCCTCAGGCATTCCCTCGGCCCACGCGTCTGGCGTAGGTGTGGGATCTGCCTCTGGTTCTGCCCCCTCATCAGGGACGATCGGGTCGTCTGGCATTTTCGTCTCCCTTTTCGACTAGATAATCGAGGTATAGGACGGCCTTATCTAGACCGTCACACTGTCCCTGCTTGAAGTGTATCCTGTCTACCTCCTTTTCACGGGCCAACGACTCTAAGATTTCCCTCCTCAGCTCCAGCAGCTGCCCGGAGAGTATTCTCCAATTCTTCGATCTGCTCAAGGATCTTAGTATCTGCAAGTCTTCTTTCGATATCTTCATTTCCGCCGAGGTCCTCCGGAGATGGAAGTACCTTCTCAATAACAGTAAGAGTTGCGAGGGCTTCATCTGGATTCTGGATGTCGAAGCGCTCCAGAACCTGCCACAAGAAGTCCTTAGACGTTGTAGCCATGCTACCAGCGATGATAGCCATGATCTCAGGGGGCGCACCTATAGCCTCCAGTAGTGGGAAGAACTCTCGGTACATCTGAATCAGAAGGTTGAATACAGCCAGATATTGCTGGCGCTGTGCCTCCTTGTTGAGCTGACTCGTGGGTGCGGCGGCCTCAAAGCCTAGGCCCATATCCACGGTCTTGTAAGGCAGGCTGAAGATCGCATTGATTGCCTTACCTCTGGTACCCAACCACTGCACAGGTTTGGACGGTTCTACGCCAAACTGAAAGTAGTAGATAAAGATGAAGTCTGCGATCTCCTTCAACCCAGAGCGGATCTTCCTAATAGTCTGGTCGAATCTCTTAGCCTGTTCAGCTAGGAGCGCACTCTGGGCAGATGCTGTGGTTCGAGTGACAGGCTGTGCACCCCTCTGTGCGTCACTCACACCACTCAGACGATCAACATAGCCGCGGGCTATCTCCTCGTTCATCACGGTAGATGGATAGATCTCACCAAGCTGGAAAGGCTCGATGTCGTCCATCTCTGTGACCTCGATGATCTGACCTGCGTAGATTGGGTCACCCGGCTTCAAGGCCTGTGATAGTTTCCTGACCTTGATGGCCCTTATATTGGCTAGGGTAGCATTATCTAACCTCTGGTTGTGTACCGCAGTGATCTCCTCTTGAAGCTGCTCCAGTTGTTCACATAGCCCCTGGCCATAGAACCTGTACTCCACAGGGAAGTATATCAGAGAGATAAATGGCCTCTTACCGTGCCAATAAGGATTATACTCCACACGCATGATTGTATTAGTGCGCATATGGTAGTATACCCTGATCTCCCACAGCTTACCTTTGCCATTTACATCGAAGGCACCCCACCACTCAAAGATCTCATACGTATCTCGAATTGTAGGTACTGCGTCCTGCGCCTCCTCATGGGATTCCAACACAGGTTCGTCTTGTAAGAGATCCCCTGTTTCAGCTAGATCCCCAGGCTCGCTAACAAGTACATCCGAGACGTTACTGAATATACCTGCCTTGCTTCTCTGATCCAGTTCAACAGTATTCAACCTGTATCGCTTGGCTACCCACCTTGCGTCTTGTATATCCGTAGAGCTGAAAGGTATAAGGAAGTCTTGCAAAGGTACATTATAGACCGTTGGGCCTTCCCTGACTGGCCTTGTTTCCGGCCAAGCGGTCTTACCATCCCTGCTATGCATCATAACATTCCGAGAGACGCGTTCGTACGTCACCTGGAGGATAGCTGTACCATACTTCACGGCCTCAAGAATCCAGACCTCGAGGTTCTTGTCCATCTTCATATCTTCACGAGCAGCCCTGTCTAGGAACCTCTCGATAGTACCTGCAAATGTCTTCCAGCCAGCGTTATCTGTCTTAACTACCCAACGTGGCGAAGGAGTTAAGATGCTCTGTGTCAACTGGGCCGTCAACGTATTGACAGTCTCTTTGATGACAGGCACAGTTATGTCTGCGGCCCCGGCGAAGGGGAAGTCTTTAGCCTCCTCGTTACGAGGTGCATCATAGGCTTCCTGCCACCTTACCAGGTTCTCATCAAACTGACCCCTATCACCCACAGCTCTACGTATCTCATCTTCAAGATACGCCTTGAGGGCTGTCTCCCGCTCTTCCGATAGAGATATCTCCCTGACTAGAGGAGTCTCCATCTGGGAGTACATTTCCTCAGCTGCTGGTGGTGTATCTAGTACCTTAACTGTATCAGCCACGTCTCTTACCTTGTTTTAGACTCCGAGAGCCTCATGATTCACAAAGACCTTCAACGTGTCATCTGCAGTCTTCGGGAACGAGCCAGCAAAGGCATAGCCAGTCAGCATAATCTCGGACGCGCCCGGAGCTGGATTCGTGATAATACCATGAGTGATAGCAGCATCATCGAAGTCTGCCTTACCCCACTCGCCCAGGTGAGTGCAAATATCCACGCCGGCACCAGTGTTATCTCCGTCCGCATCGTTAGTCTTGGAATAGCCAGCTGAGTTAGACTTGTCACCATTAGTAATGGCCGTAAAGTTACTTCGGTTAGCAGTCTTACCTGGCGTACCGGCAGTCTGAAGTTCGTGCCAAGTAAACGTCTGGACGGAGGACGTATTCACACTCATACGTTGAGCATAATAGGTATCTCCATCATTTGTCACGATGTTTGAGCCGGGAATGAGGATGCCGAGAGGGTTGTCTCCCTGGCGCAGTACCGCAAGCACATTCTGGTGCTTCGGAACTACCATTCCCATAGCCCAGATGCCAGCTTTGGTCTTATAGACCTTGTTGACATACTGGTGGACTCGAATCTTAAGTAGCATCTCCTCACTCCTGTTTCAGTACGGCGACAACTGTCTCTTTGATCGGCTCTTTCGAGTTTTGACCACTAATCTTACCTGTTTTGAGCGCCCTACGCAAGGCAATTACGACCAAAACCAGGAACTCCGCTAGGATTGTGCCAAGAACGGCGCCTAGTACCAATAGAATGTCTCTCATGGTTGTCTATCCACGATTTCGAGTTCGTGCACCTCTTCTAAGTGCCTTCCAACACCATCATCTATGACCACTTTGGCAGTATAGTACTGCCCTATCACCAGGGCGATGCCATCTTCCAAGAACTGAACGTAATCACCTTTACTTCCGGGTATATAGTCCAGTATCTTGGGCCAATCCTCACCAGATACCTGAACCCCGTCGTTGTCGTAGAACGTAACTTGCACAACTGCGGTGTTTACGCTCTCCTCGTTTAGTACATCATACAGGTCGTTGAAATAAACCAGGTTATGCGAGTCCTTTAGCGCTACTCTGATCATTGTTCTATATCCTGGTTGATTCTAAACACACCTCGGAGCCTTGGTATCACTCGGAACATACCTGTAAGCTGGCCAATTAGGTACACGATTGGAGATATGATGTCCTCTTTGAATATTCCAACCTGCTCATTCACTACCTTAACTATGCCTAGGACATATACGACTGAGTGTACACTAGATTCAACAGAGCCTATGGTTTCATTCACTACCTTGACTATCTCAGAGATGACAGTTATGACAAGCTTCACAGAAGTCTCAACTGACCTCTCAACCTCATCAATAACCTTCACAACTATTTCCTCAAGAGCATAGACATTCCTATCATATATCTGCTGTCTCTCTTGCCTAATCCTGACACGCACCAAAACAGGCCTACCTTCTCCAGTATACTCTTCTGGTGGAGGCCAAGGTATAGGAGGTACAATCCAGGCCCATTCATGTATAACCTTAACTATAGCTTCTTCTATAACAGTAGTGATCTTGAAGTAAGCAGTCTCAGTCGACTCTACAGCCTCATCAATGACCTTAATAAGGAAGTCACCAACACTGAGGATGGTTCTATCAAGAGTCTCACCCAGGTTCATGGCCTCATCCATAGAGAAACCATAGGCCCAGTCAAATAGATCTGTCTCGATAAAGTTCATAACCTCATTGATGGCATGAACTATATCAGCACTGAATAGGATATAGAGTGGTGTAGCCTCAGTGGGCTTTACCTGCTCATCCCTAATCCTATTAAGAGCCAGTGCTGTGTTGACTACCTCAGGCATTTAGCACCTTACAGTCTCATTTTGAACCTTGACTATGCCTTCACCAGCTGCTAGCTCAGGTGAGATAGCTATCATAGTCCTATACTTTACATATGTTCCTGATGCAACACTAGGAGTTGCAGCGTCCCAATCAATACTGTGAGATGCAGCAGTTAGGTCTATACCCCCAAGATTAGCAACGTCCAGTACGTCATCCACATTGAAAGATCGAACATAAGCAGGCCCGCCTGTCACACCTGGAGGGCCAGGAAGATTGCTGGTTTCATCTATTCGAACCCTGCCATGCATATATCTAGAAGCAGAAAAAGGCACGTACTCAGCCTGTGCAATAATAATAGCCTTCTGTGAAGCTACTGAAGGAGTATGACTGATCGAACCTATTTCGGTATTATAATTAACGTCATTCAACTCAATTGAACCTACTGTCCATGACCAAGTTACGTCAGCAAATGCACCCAGGCGGAGAGCAAATACTCTAGATGAAAGCCTCTGATCCAGGGGGTTAGGTGTCGTATCTGTTGCTGATTGTTGAGTGAAGGTGTTGCTTACCGCACCCAGAGAGAATACTCTAGCAAGTGTTGGGTGTTGGTGCTCATCAGCCTGTTCAACTTCTCTCCTAGTATTTGGTATTGTATCGTTTGCCTCACCACTTCTCAACATACGGCACATATGATCTATTACATCTTTAGATATATTCTCGGTTTCGGTCTCAGCAGATGTTATAATGAGCCAATCTCCAACCTGAGATGGTGTAAAGGTTACAGATGCATTATTGCTCGTGGACCAAGTAGTTGAGAGTGCTTGAGTCGCCAAGACCTCATCATAGTACCAATCTGTTGAGGATAGATCATCAAGGTCTATTGCAATAAGTACCTGTTCATCTAACTCTGCAGTTCCAGTTGATATTTCTTGAAACTGAATCTGTATATCATCTCCATTTGCGACCCACTTAGTCATAAGAAAGAAACTCTTAGAATGAGCAGAGTCAGGAGGGCTATATATATCTGTAGTACCAAGAATCTCGTTGAAGCTATGTGCTAGTCTGACTCCAATCTTCTGGGATGGATCAGTATTTCTTATGATTCCATAAGCAAGAATAAGGTACTCGTGACCGCTGGTAATATCAGTCCCATCGAACAATCGGCAAGAGGTAGCCTGCCACCCAGATAAAGTGGTAGACTCCATAGTCAGGTATTCTTTATATGCTATGTTCATGGCAGCCATTACTCTACCTCAAGCACTGTAGGAGCTGACATAGTAGCTTCAACCTCGTGCAATGATTGCACATCTACAGATTGCGTAACCTCAGGCCTGCCAAACTCAACCTCAAAGTTTCCCTTGAGTTTGATATATGGCTCCACAGCGATCACGATAGTTAGTGAACTGATGAGGGCCACAACCTTCAAGGCTAGTCTAGTAACTCGCTCCTTCATCGACATATTGCCTGAGCTTGGTTAGTGAAGTCAGATGAACCAGATCCATCATAGGCTCGAACCATATACACCAAACCTATTTCGGAATCCTCATCGGTATAAGTTGTTATATTAGGTCCGACAGACCCAATGAGCTCTGGTGGAACCTCTGTGTCTGGGTCTTGTCTCCAGATCTCGAAGCCCAACTCCCCATCGGAGTTATCAGTCCAAGTTAGGACCTTGGGGCTCCAGTTCGTTCCGTTGAGATACTCTTCTATGTTGAAATACCCATCCCCAGATATATCTTCTTCTCTATCCAGAGCGGTATTACTCCCACTGCACATCATCTCAAACTCGTCCGGCATACCGTCATCATCAGTATCAGCACACCAAGCAGCATAAGGAGCTAGTGGGATAGAGTCCCCTGTGTAGCCCTTCCAGCTCCCAAGCATAATTGAGTCTGCCCAGTTAACCGCATTAACTGGAACGAAGCCCAACTTGCTCCCAGGACCCACAGTAGGATCTGGTGACCTTGCCCAGTTTACACGAGATGAATCCAGGCGATCACGAATGAATACTAGCTGGCCAGCGCAGGTCAGCAACTTGTTTGCACCTACATCATCTAGGATCTCATCCCTAAGATCCTGGTCCATAGTTTCAATCTGCACAGGGTATGTTTTCCATGCTTGTCCGAGTGGTGTAGGTCTCTTGGTAGGAATATCCCACTCAGGACTGTTGTCCCAGTCATTGTAGTTTACAGTGTCCCACCTAGTTCCTGCATCTCCATTCTCGCAGATCCCTGGAGAGTCAGTATACCTATAGCGTTCCGGAAAGAACCTACACCAAATCGTAGCGTTGGAACCGCCCCACTCTTGGTCAATATGAGTAGTAGCTACATAGTTGTTATCGTTTGTTGCGTTACCAAAGGCGTATATGGACTTCATACAGAAGCCATCACCTACCAACTCAGATTCCTGTGAGCAGGCGTCGCCAAGAGCAAAGGCCCTAGATTGCCAACCTGCCTTGCCATGCTCAACCCAGTTACTGATCCAATCAATTACAGTATTCGAGGCGGCTTGAGTATACCTGTTTCCTGTCCCACCGTAGGTCACGTTATTCGCAATGAGTAGGGACTCAGCACCCATCGTGGGCAGTCTATATCCAGGTCCCATATATAGGTTCCTGTGCGAACTGGATCGACTCACAGGTGGATCAGACCTCGGACTGCCAGAACCAGCAGTGGCTACTCTGGGTTGCCCACCTACAATAAGATTGGCACTGATAGTGTAGTCTCTAACATCCAACGCTTGGACACCTGTATAGTTACCTCCCTGGTCTCCAGCCCAGGACATACTGTTATGATCTATAACAGCATTATAACTACCGCCCCCAAGACCTATGTTAGTACCTACACCACCCCTAAACTTGCAGTACCTAATTAGGTAGTTTCGAACAGAATTAGGCGTCCACTTACCTCTCCACATCTGGACACCCTGGCCAGGAGCTGTCTGGCAAACTATCATAGTGTTTCGTATATTATAGTTTGACAGTCTTCCATACCTCCCCATATAGATGATACCGGCTGCTGTTATCATGATAATGTTGAGGTCATTTTGGTGCAGAGATGCCGACTCTGCGGCAGCCTTCATTGTTCCTTCCAAAGTATCATAATAGCCAAGTTGAGTCTGGGCTGCTTTATCTACCTTCCACACTCTAATCGAAGCCAGGCCATCTCTAATATCCTGCCTAACTTCATCAAACCCGTCGCAGCCTTCTCCAGTACAGCCTGGGAACATAGGCACATTAGGGCCGGCTGCAAACACTCCTACAGTTAGGTTCATAGGAGGAGAGAGAATATCTCCCCTGTGAGAGAGTCCATACACCCCTCCAAAGAAGATCAAGGCGAACAGAAGTACATACCTCATCTGCAACCAGCCATAGCAGAGTTTGAGAAGTCACTCTCGGTGGCTCCTGTAAATGCTCTGACCATATAAGATGCACCTACGAAGCTATTTGGATCAGTGTAGGTTGAGATATCTGGACCTACGGTATCATACAACATTGGAGGTGCCGGATCACCACCAACACCAGATAGATCCTGCTTCCATATCTCAAACCCGAGTTCATTATCAGAGTTATCTGTCCACGTGAGGACTCTATCACCCCAGTTAGTTCCGTTGGCATACTCCTCAAGGTTTATGTAGCCATCTCCACTGATGTCTCCGTCCCATTCGAGGCTCGTTGCGTCTCCACCACAGAGAACCTCAAACGCATCTGGTAGGTCGTCACCATCTGTATCTGTCCAAGGTGTATGAGCATCTAGGCTAAAGTCTGGATAGTGGTTTATGATAAACGAATCTCTGTGCACAGAACCAGGCATATTCGTATTCGTACCTGCTCTTACGGTTCTAAATACCTCTCTGTCAACACTGTCAGGTAAGCTATAAATCTTTCCTTCAGCATCGACCCTCATCTGGCTACCTACACTACTCAGGATGTCGTCAAATGTCTCTGGGCTCATAGGGAGAGTATCTAGAGGGAATAGATGATCTATTCTGGTTGATGTGGCTCTGTAAGTTAGGCCAGGTGACACAGAGTCATATCGATATGTAGTTATGAACCTTCCGTTTGTACCTCTCCAGATGTCATCCTGGCTCTTAGCTGTGTCACCCCAATCTCCATTGAGGTCAAGATGATTCTTGGTAACAAACAACAACCTCATTGAATCAGGACATCCTGTACCGTAGTCATCCTCATAGCAGTGACTTAGCCACCCATCGTACTCAGAAACGATAGATACTGGATAGTGCTCTCTGCTTGCTAAAGAGGTAGTAGTATTTGGGCCCGCATCGTAGAAGTTATAGGATACATCTATCCAGAACATCTGACCAAATTGAGTTCCAGACTGACCCCAGTTATAGATATAATTCTGAAAGACTGAGACATACTTACCGTTGGTATTTGGGTGCCTCCAGGTATTACTGTGCCCTTGGCCAGAACCAAATAGACTGTGGGCAAACGTCATGTAGTTGAAGCATGTCTCTTGTCTTGGCCAGCCACCCTGAGATGAGAGGGTCGAAGAGTCTATGAAGTCATATGCTGGGTCTAGACCAGCTTCACTATTTGCTAGTTTGCCTTTTATAGTAACCGCATTATATGTATAGCTATGATACTTACTACAAGCTGCTTCACCACTGATACTCTGTCGTATTGTATCATTAGCCATAGCCATCATTCTCTCACCGCCATGAGAGATACTGAAGTGGTCAAAAACCAGACGGCGGACACCACTACCTATGTTAACTGTGTTACCGTTGATGTTACCAACCATACCTCTAAGAGCAATACCTCTAATAACTATATCCTCAGAATGCTTGTACTCCAGTCTTGCCCATCTACCTAGAACATATGGCCCAGGAGCTAGTTGACCCATGATATAGAAGCCACGCATATTCTCAATACCGGGGCCTGGAGACATAAAGACGTTTCCAGAGGCCTTAATGAGGATGAAGTCTAGTTGCTTATCGACCTTGTTTCGGTCTGCATATACAGAATCAAAAGCAGCCCTAAGGCTTCCTTCTGTAGTTCCTAGGTTAGTTACAAGCAGCTTCCTGTAACCATTAGGTCTATATTGCTGCAAAGCCCCACAGCCCCAACCTTCGCATCCAGGGAAGGCAAGTATAGAGTCTGGAGTGCCTGGCCCGCTGCCCACAGAACTCACAGTAGACATCATATAAGGCACAGGGTTAGTTATACTAGGCCTTGCTATATCCCGATCAATCTGAAGGTTGACAGGAGTAAGTACAACCTCTCCTGCCTTACCCACAGTACCGAATAGGAGCAAACCTACTATAAGAGGCACCCTCATCAGTAGACCTCAAGGTCTGACGGCGGTTCCAGGCTGACGACGAAATACAGAACCAGTTCTTCGCTATTCACTTCTTCGTCTATCACCTTGACTATAAGGCCGCCAGTCACAGACTGGGTTATACCAATTCTGTGGACATAATTCTGCCCAGTGGCTTCGTCCCTACGCAGTACAGCGGGCATTATCCCCTCATCAGGCCGACGATAACAGTGGCTGTGGTATCCGTGCTCAGTACACGCTTCACTCTAAACTCCAGTAGAGTCCCAGCAGGTACAGCAGTAAGAACTGCCGAGTTACCGCCAGCGAAGGTAACCGCTAGATTCCCTACTCCACCTACCCAGACAGCATCGTAGTCATGTTCGGTAGTGTCACTGGGTGTACACAGGCTTCCGTTTCCATACGTTCTGCAGCTCATCTTAGTACCCTCACCCTTTTGTAGCCGTAGCCAGTTGCGTTAAACTTCTTCTTCTGCTTATCCCAAATCGCCCGAATGTCGCGTTGGTGCTCTTCGTTATAGGCAATACCAAAGATCTGCAGCATCTGTGCCAGGGCGTCTAATGCGTCACGCTTTGGGCTACGACCAATCGTGGTGTACTCGAGTGTCTCCTCGATTAGATCAGTGAACCCTTCTTGGTACCATATTTGACCTGCGCGAAAGAGAGGCTGCAGACCCTTGATACGTTCATCCTTTGTTTTCTGCGATCCCGGTTTATATGGCCTGATGGGAGGTACGGGCAAGCCCCGCAGCTCAGCTACTTGATGGAGCCAGAACTTGATTGAGGCCTGGTAGGCTACGTCCTCAATACTGAGTAGGCCAAGGTTCCACTCCTTGTCTAATTCAAAGAGTAGGTCAATAGCCTTATCAGGCGTGAAGATTCCAATTCTGGTGTCCAGTACAAAGATGTCTGTTCCGTTAGTGGGCTTTCCAAGAACAAGCATCGCAAGGCGATCAGCTCTTCGTGACTCTCCGACAGTAGGGTCGTATACCAGAATCCTATCGAGTTCGCTGATTCGAAAGGTCTCAACAACTCCTTCTGGGTTGGTTTTAGCGATGACACTGTTCTCGGGCCCCGTAAGTTTGTAGTAACGCAGCCACTCAGGCTGGACTAGGGTTATACCTGAGGCTCTTGGATCATTAGCATATTGGGATGCATACCTATGTGGATTCTCACGCAGCATCCGGTTGAAGAACTCTTTGCTGAACATTTCGGGAAAGACGGCTTCGCCGTTCTCCATCGCCTTGCGGCGATATATAAGCAACTCGCCTACTTTCTCTGCATGAGGTCCGATCTCTATGGGCTTATCTTTGTGGCCGTAAAACTGTTCTATGGCTGCATATACATCGTTTAGGCGCCAGCGCGTACCGACGAAGTCTATCCGATCTTCAATAGGCGAGATGAGTAGGGACTCTAAGCCTGAGGCCCACTCGATTGTTTTCTCCATCTCAATTTCTGAGTTAAGTTCCTTCTCGCCGATAATATCGTCGCCGATGATGCGGTTATAGTGGCGGCTAGCAACAGCGCCCTTAGCACCGATAGTGTCAATCGTGGGCTCACGGAACATGACCTCTCGGGGTACTTCTAACTCGTCCGCGTTCCAACGCGCTTTAGTGATCTCAGGGGGAATGATCTCTGGATAGAGCCACCTGAACATCTTGTTCATAATGAAGTGCTTTTGGATCTCCAGTAAGAAGCGCTTCGCGTTGGTACTGCTGCTAGCCACCAAAAGGATTCGGATGTTTGGATCGAGAGTTATGTCCTGCATCGAACTCCCGATGGTGATAATTGTAGTCTTGAAGTGAGAGCGCGGCATCTGTATCATGCGCCGCAACCAGGCACGAGTTTGATCAAGAAAGGTACATAGTTCTCCGTGCATATCAGGAGATAAGCGGTCGTAGCCTAGGACGCCCTTGACAAAGAAGAACAGTTCTTCCTTGCCCCTAGCTGCTAGTTCTAGACGAACCTTGTCTGATGCACCCGAAGGTACGTCAGCACCAAAGCTAGTCTTCGACGATGGTGTAGTCAGCGTCGATGATATCTCTTGCACTATTACTCGCCATTAAGAGTTTCTCTGCTGCCTCAGGGGAGATAACTGAATGAGCTTCAATACGCTTGTCGATCTTGCCGTACCCTGCTCGATCTAGGATTGAGAACGCCGACCGCTGGGCAGCATTCTCGTCATCAGAGAAGCGCATAATATCAGTGACTTTATCGAGTGCTTCCCCACTAAGGTGTTCAAGCCTGAGAGCCACGTTGTCAATTTTATCAGTTATATGGCGTCTGGTCTCTACGATTATTTCCTGTGCCCGAGGGTCGTTCCTGATAACTGAGACACGCTCTTTATTATAGCCCATCATCTCAGCGATCTCGTAATTCTTCAGACCAGCAGCGCAGAGTTTCGCTACCTGGATATGTCTAGAATCGAAGACATCTGGTGCATAGTACTTCAGTTCGCCGTTACCACGCTTGCCCATAGTTCTCCTCAAGTTACGATGACAGCCGCACCACAAGACGGCTGTAATTTACATCGTAAGCAACCATTTCTTCTACTAGGCCGCCGGCGCTTATTTCGTGTGGCTACGCAGGCCTTCCCGTTGGGATTATAGTGGTAACGGTGTCAGAACCCACTTTGGTGACTCATAGTTAGGGATGTAGGGCACTGGGCATCACCCCCCTTCACTTCGGTACGTTATCAAAGAAGTCTACGACTTTCCTTGCCTCTTCGCGAGAGAAGAATCTTCCAGTTTCATCTATAAAGCCAGCTGGGGTTGTGGCTGTTCCACCTCGAGCCATCTGTGCAAAGAACTCTGCGTCTTGTTCGATTAGGGCTGCTCTTAGCTTCTTATCCTTTACACCTTCAAACAGGGTGGCGTGTACATCATACCACTGTTCGCCTGACTTCGTAACTACCTTACCTGACTGAGGATCCGTGTAACGTATTGCAGGCCGGAATGTCGGCCGGCGCTTTGGCATCCTAAAGTCTGATACTGCCTCACTTAGTTTTTTTTTCCGCCAGTCTTAGCTACCTTACCTAGCTTACCGAATTTACCTGGAAGGGAGCCTAGCTTCGCTGCAGCGCCCATAGGGTTGGCGCTCTGTATTGGATCCCCCACGAGGCCCAGAGCATTACTAAGCAGGTTGAGTATATCTGGCCCTGCGCCCTCTTGTGCCGCTAGGCCCGTACTACCTTCCCGTCTTGAGGTGGCTGTCTGCCAGGCCCGCTGTATATTTTCCTTGAGGCTGGGAACTTGCTGCTTAGGGTCTATGCCAAGATCTACTCGGGTGGCGTCCTGTGCCGCGGCCGGCGGCGATACACTAGGTGTTCTACCTGTCTGCCCTTCTGGAAGCTTCTGCCCTTCGGACCTTGATCTCCAAGACTGCTCCAGCTCTATATCCTGAAATCTCTGCTGCAACTCTTGGAGGTGCTGCTCATGCCTGGAGAGATCCTGACCTGAGCCTCTGAGGAACTCCAACTCTGTGAAGTTCTGAGTTATAGACCTCAGCAACATAGTCCTCACTGAGTCCAACTCCTCAGTGCTGAGACTATCCACAGGAAGGCCAAAGATCATATCTGCCTGGCTCCTACCTTGCATAGCGCCCTGCAACGTAGCCTGCTGTGGTTTGCCGTCTAACCTCGGTTGGAAACTCATACCTGATGCAATCCTTGCACAAGTGAGCCTTGAAGCCCGCCGTCTCTAATGTACCTGCGTGGGCCTAAATGTAATGTAACATTTGCAAATGCAAACCGCAAGCTGCAAATGCAACCCCATTATTTGCATGGCACGGAGCGGAGCGACGCAGGCCAGGTAAGCATGCATTACATACCTTGGTGTTATATACCCCTCTTAAGTAACCCAAAAAAATAGTAAATTTGTGAATACTAGGGTGCAAGAATCATGCCACGCCTTGGGGGGAGCATGGCCCAGATGAGAGTGAGTCTCATCTTCATGGCACGATTCATGCAGGTAGGGGTGGTGGCACGATTCCTGCGTCGTGTGTGATCCAGGTCACCAGTCAAATGTATGTTGGGTCACACATGGTATGTGCGTTAGGTCACCCAACGTTGGTGACTTTTGTCCTAACGTTCGGTTCAAGATCCATGTAGATTATAGATATGGGCCACGATACGCGAGGCCCACAACGTTGGACGAAAGGACCACACCATGAAGACATTTGGCGTGGCCGTCAAGCAGGACGGCACAACGTTGGTATCGTGGGACGGACTCACGACACCAGATCCGAACAACGTGGACGACGCGGTACGCGAGTACCCGCGTATGGGCTCCACGTCCGAAGTAATCGCCGCTGCCGTGCGGAATCAGATTGTCAACGTTCAAGGTCATATCCGACCGTGGGCGGAAGCAGTCAAAGAGTCAACGGGGAAATGGCCCACGTTGGCCGCAGTTCAGAAACGTTGCGACGAGTACCGCACCACAGTCCGGCCCCGTGGTAAGGTGGCGCAACAAAAGGCCGACGTTGACGCGATTATGGCCGACGTTGACGTATCGGCGGAAGATAAGTTGCTGGCGGTTCTCAAGCTGATCAGCTAACCCCAACGTTGGCGGGGAGTGCTACCACAGGCTCCCCGCTTTTTTATGTCCAGACTCCATTCCAACGTTGGATACACTCTTGACCTAGGTATGGCCAGCCTCAGGTATGTATACATCTTACATCTCCCGCCCAATTCGTCCGGTCATTCCGCGTATGGTACATCTCAGGAATGAATCCAAGAGCGGAGGTAAACACAAGTATGGGACTGTAGTTATAAGTTTGTATATATATTTATCTATATATATTTTTATATAAGAAGGTAAGTATAACTAAGATATGATTTACACAGGCTTCTAGGTTCACACGCCTCTCTTGTTCCATACGCGGAATCCAAACATTTTATGGGTGGTAGGAGATGTGGGGGATCACGTTGCACACCTATTTGACGTGTTACAATTAGAAGGTTGACTTTATGGTATGGTGCGGTTATATTGAATATGTTGCAGGCTCACACATTCAAGGAGGTATGTATGTCCAGAGAGAGATGGGTGTATCAAGGTAAGACGGAGTACCAGAAGGTGATGGAGAAGATAAGACAGGATGTGGGTCCATTAGGTTGTTGGTTATGGACAGGTATGGTTGATGGTAATGGCTATCCGCAAATGAGCGTGAAGAGGAAAGGGAAGTGGACAGCTAGGGCTCCATATCGCATAGTGGCAGAGCATGAGTTTCTCAATGGTGAGAGACTCGGAAGGGACGATCATGTATACCAGAGGTGTCATGTAAAGAGATGCTGTCGGCCTGAGCATTTAGAGATGAATAAAAAGAGGCCACCAGATAAGCACCATTTGCTTGTGGCTATGAAAGCAGACGGTCACAGTTATGTGGATTGTATCGCTATGATGGTACTGTGGGGAGATGTGGATCAGAGTGATGAGGCACAAGCTGAGTTGAGTTAGGTGTGCAATGATTGCACCTCTCAGGCCAGTGTTACAATCAGAGGGTTGCATTTGCAACACATATGGGTTATATTGGTTGGGTAGGGAAGGTGTGTCCAACATGGGACGGGAAGTGGTCAACGTTGGAAAGGAGCACCAACATGACGAACACCAGCAACGACATCGGCGGTCAGTGCCACTCTTGCAAGAGGTTCGGCACTGAGATTGAGATCAGGCGTGACCCTTGGGTATTGTGGCTTGATCCAGACATGGGTGAATCAGTTATGTTCTGCCCACCGTGTGGCAAGATCAAGCTGGATCAGTACCTGGCATACCAAGACTAAGGTACAAGCTGAAAGGAGCAAGGTATGGCCAAGCACACCGAACTGGCGAAGGAACTCGAACCTCGGTTGGAGCGTGCCTGTATCGATCAGGCGCGTAGCCGAGGTATCGAGTGGAAGCGACGGACTAGGTTGGTAGCTGGTAACTTCACACAGTGCCCCAAGTCTCAGTCTGATATGTGGGGCAGGTGTGGGACGAGGCGTACCAGTCATGGACCACAGGTCATCTATGTCAATGTGCGTACCATCCAGGAGCATATACCGAGCCGTATTCTAGGTGCGTTGCATCGCGCGATGAAGATTGAGGATACACACCTCAGGGACAAGGAGATCAAGAAGATAGCTGAACGCCTCGATGCATGGGTCAGGTACTGGCTAGGTGAGGTGTTGGCACCGAGAGTGGTGGCCTTCGCCCTCAGTCTGGACTCCAACGGTGGTATAGCTACATCAGAAGGCAGGAACCTATTTACCTCAATCGACACACCGCAGGTCAACAG